GTCACAGCCGGAGGTGGATGGAAGTCGAAGTTGGGCAACTTCGCACGTGATGTGGGCATCAACCTTGTAACAAAGGGAGCTGCTCGCATCCTTGGTCTCGGAGACTATACGATCTCCCATAACTCCCTGATGCCGGGAGGCGATGCCAATATCGTTCCGATGATGCATTCGGATAATGGGACGGTTCGTGTCCAGAAGCGCGAGTACTTGTTCGATGTTGAGTCGTCGACAGCGTTTAAGAATGGCCGGATTGCCGTTACCCCTACGAATTATGCCTGCTTTCCGTGGCTTTCCAAGTTTGCGGAGAGCTTTGAGCAGTATCGTATCCTGGGTATGGCATTCGAGTTCAAGACGTTGTCAGGGGCGATCTCTTCGAGCCAAGCGCTTGGGTCTGTCACCTTGGCCACACAATACAACGTGTCCGAGCCCGCTTTCGCAAACAAATCTCAAGCACTTAACCATTACTTTGGGTGCTCTACGGTCCCTTCTGCTAGTTTGCTTCACGCTATCGAGTGTGAGCCAATGTATGACCCTTACAAGGTCTATTGGGTGCGCCATCCTAACGAGGCTGGTGTGCCAGACAGGCGGTTGAACGACTACGGAGTGCTCAACGTGATAACACAGGGACAGACAACCCCTGGAGTCGCTTTGGGAGAATTGTGGTGCACTTACGACGTGTTGCTTATCAAGCCACGCCTGCCCACAGTGGACCAATTCGTCACGATTTATGACCCGCTTCCACCGGGTGAAGACCCCGACGTCTTCGCACATCATGTGCCAGAGATCGAAGCCTGCATCACTCCCTGCCCGCGACCTAAAGGCTGGGATGAAGTTTTGAAGCAGGGTGAGGAGGCCGACGACCTCCCTGAGTTGGTGTTACCCCCGCCTTTGAGGCGGGAACCGACTGTTTCTTTCTCCCTTATTTCCGAAAAGTGAAGGGAGGTGTAGCTCTACACTAATTGAGTGGAAGACCGCGACTCCGCCCGCGGTATATAAGACTAGGTGGCCTAGACGGTAGTACCTGTGCAGACTCTAGGAATCTTCGATCCACACGTTAAGCGGCCGGGGCGTCATTGCCCTGATTGCGCGATGGCCGGGTGGTAACAGGAATTGGCGGGGGTCGAGAGGCGCAGTAGCAGCCTAAGATGTCCGTAAGACCAGTATTAAATAAAATCTCGAAGAAAACCAGGAAAACTGGGGCCTCCACCAACGAAACGGGGGGCGCGCCGCCTGCGCTTAAAGGTGGGAACAAAGGGCCTAAGAAGCCAAAGCCTGGGGGGGCGCATTTACCTGATGCTGTCTCACACGAACCTGGGTCACCAACTCCTGCGGAGTCTGGTGAAGTTAGTGCCGGTGGGGGACGCCTTAAGAAAGGTCCCAAACAGCCGCGGTTGTGCTACAACTGCGGCAAACCAGGACATACAGCAGCCGGCTGTATGTTCGATGGCCCACGTGACAAAGGAGGCCATGACCTGCGGAAATATGCGGGTATGCCGGCTGAGGTGGCTGCGACAATCGCGGACGCCTGCGAGGGAAGGGGCCCTGCTCTGGATGACGACCGCGAAGACGTCGACCGGGTGGTCACTTACCCTCCGAAGGAGGTGAAGGCTGCAAAGCCTGAGGAGACAGCCGACGAAAGGCTAAGACGCTATAAGCGCAACCTAAGGTGCAAGGCCGAGACACAACTCTGGACCAAGGACCTGGCGAGTGCCGCTGACCTCAATGTGGTCCGCCGCTCATTGGTTGCCATCATCCGCTCGGACAACATGCAGGATGACATACCCGATGTCGTGGGGTATGCTAGCTCGCTCCTCCTCGACGCCATCAGCAATGTGGTGTCGATTCGGTTGGAAGAAGAGAGGTATCGGCTGGAAACAAAGTCGTATAATCCCTATCTCCTGACCTGGGACGAAGTCACTGTTGATCGCGACAGGACGACGTCGGTACTTTTCTTGAGACGCCTACAGGCTATGCCCTCAGGTTGTTTGTCCTCACCGTGGACGCCCGATGCACATTGGCTCGCTATCCAGAGCCAGATTCAGGCGGCCATATTCTGGGCATTCTTCCAGGAGGCTTTTCGGTTCTTGCTGACCGTTATAGCCGGCGCTCTGTCTGGTCTGACCCTTTACTACATGGGAAAGACTAAGACCCTCGCTATCCACACACTTCCGGGTACTGAGGGGGCGGCTCTCGAAATATGGATTCTCAATCATGACACACAGGCATACTTTTATTTGTGGATGGCTTTCATCTACATATTCTTGTTGGCTGTGAAAGAGACCGAAAGGCATGTTCCTAAGGGGACGATAAAGATCTTTCTCGCGAAGTTTGTACTACAGTTCATCCTCCACTTGGCTGCCCTATGGCTGTCCTCGTGGTTCTTGATCTTAGACACATACTCCGGGTGGGTCCTACCGTGGGTGCTTCCGGGCATCCTGCATGCCGCAATCAATGTCCAGTTGCTGATCTCCAGATTGCAGCACTGGCAGTTGAACCCTTTCTACACACCAGATGATTGGGCGAAACTGACTCCTGATGCGCTAGGCTCAGAACTACAAGACGTCTGCTACGCTGACTACCCAGGCAAGTGTGCCAAGGTGCAAAGCGGGGCTAAAGTCAAGTGGGGAGAGCCGGTGTGCCTGCCAGCCTTCGGGCTGCGCTGGTTCTGGCGCGTTAAGGAGGTCACTGGAACAGTATTCAGAAAGTGTACTTGCAACGAAAAGTTTTCGATGTGTGGTCGGGTGCTCAAGCATCTACCACAACATGACTCTCCGGCTATTGCAAAATCAGTCTCGAAGCGCTGGCGTCTTGCCGGCAGCACGATCGATTGGTTAGCGAGCCAAGTCAAGCCTGTCATTAGGCCGATTTCTTACGTTGACTGGTGTGCGGACTTCCCCCCGAAGAAGAGAGATATGTTTCTGCGAATGCGCGACGACGACGAGTTGTACGTGCCACACGGGTGGGCTGCTGGGTCCTTCATTAAGCGAGAAATCGCGATGAAGTGCGACGCTGCGCCCTCATTCAAAGACCCTCGTTGGATCCAGCCTTGCCCCACTGCACTGTCGGGCATCTGTGGTCCTTGGGTCCGGAAACTGTCCAAGAATTTCAAGCGTGGATTATGGCGCGGCTGTACGGCCGCTAACATCTATGCTGGCCACCAGGTTTTCTACACCTGTGGTTCTTCTTCGGACGCCATTGGGAAAGCCTTTTATGAAGCCATCGAACTGGTCACGTCAATGTGCGTGGGTTCGGAACGCGTTGTCGTCATCGAAGATGACCAATCGCGGTTCGACCTACACATGACCGAAGGACCAATGTATGGCTCTAAGAGGTTTCTCAAGGGGTTGCTGCCATTCAGGGTACGGAAACACCTTATTCGCACGCCCAAGACAAAGGGCAGGGGTGCAACCGGTACCAAGTACACAGTGCCATACACAATGCAATCGGGGATGATCGACACGGCTCTCACCGACACACAGACCAACGCAGTCATGAAGTATGAAATTCATGGCATCGGCGGCCGCTGGATTTCAATTATCTGCGGCGACGACAGCGTTACTGTGACGGTAGATAGCGAGTTAGAGAGGCTCGGTGGCGTTGAGGGAATCGAAAAGAGGTATGCTGAGTTCGGCATGGAGGTTGAGGTTGTCATTAGGCTAGACTACCGGTTAACGGAGTTCTGCTCTGGACGCTTCTTCTTCCACGACGGTACGGCTACACTTGTGCCGAAGATCGGAAAAGTCTTGTCCCGTATGGGCTATGACATGACTGATCGGAAGCCTCTGCAAAGACTTGCCTGGTTGCGTTCGATCGCAACAACGTTGGTTCAATTTGGGAAACTCGACCCTGTTGCCGCTGCCTTTGGGGCTCGGCTAACAGAGCTGTGTGGTGAGGGCCCAATTCTGACGTTGCCGGGGAACGAATGGAAGATCAAGTATGTTGGGGATGGCGTCTACTCTCAAGACGAAATCCTAGATTACTACGATTTGCATTACCAGATGAACGAAGCTGATGTGGACCACATGATCCGCACTGCCAGTAGTTTTAATCTTGGTGACACTATCGACGATCCGATGTTCGTTGCAGCAGCAATTCGAGACCTGTAAATGGCAGATACTAGGGCAGTCTGGGCACGTTGTGGTGTCCAAATGGGGTTCGCGACCCTTCCCTGACTAGCGATTGCACACCGTTTCTATTACGTTCGGATGGTGTGTGATTTCTTGTGAACGTGCGGTGAGAAATACACCGGCATCAAATCCGGCAGTCCTTCGGGGGCGTTAACTGCTGTAATTTCCAAC